CTGGCCGCCGTCGAGCTGAGGAGATAAGGCGTCAGCGCCGAGGAAGTGATAAAGCCAGACGGGTTGGTCTGGAGATAGTAGGTAGAGGCCGCCGCGCTGGTCGTGAGGTATGAGCTCATTCCCGCCAAGGTCTGGTAGGTCGCCGCCGCCGTGGCCGCGCTGATGCCGGCCGAAGTCTGGAGGGTTAGGTCAGGGAACTCGACGCCCGTGGGCTTGAGGGTCGTCTGGCTGGTGGCGTTCTTGGAAAAGACGCGATCGAAAAGGACGCTGGAGTTCAGGTTCCCGTTGGCAGCCGAAGAGACTAGGAAGCCGTAACCGCTGGCCTCGCTTACAGTGCCGGAGGTCGTTTCGTTAAAGTCGATGGCCGCGTTGACATCCATCGAGCCGCCAGCCAAAGGCAGGTAGCCAGAGAGAGACAGCGTGGACCAGCCAGTTACGAAGTCGGCATTGGACGTCTTGACCAGGTACTGGCCAGTAGTACCGCCAGCCGCAACACCAGCGCCCGTAGCACCCGTGGCCCCAGTAGCCCCCGTGGCCCCAGTCGCACCAGTCGCACCAGCTGGCCCTTGAGGCCCGGGCACGCCGACGCTACCCGATAGGGTGCCGGGGATGTTGGCGCCGACGTCGCCGCTGATCGTGCCGAACGTGTTGGCCGTGGAGGTGATGATTCCGAATGGCATGGGTTAGGCGGTGACGGATTCGATGACGTTGACGCGGAAGACGTCCGAGTGGGACGTGCCCGAGGTAAAGACGAATTTGATATCCCAGCGGCCTAGGCCAGTTGACCAGTTCGAGGTATCGCCGACGTAGGTCACCGTGAAGCTGAGGCCGTCCCCTGCCTTGGTGATCGTCATCGCGTACTCGGCGCCGCACTTGTCCTGAAGGGTCGAGGACAGGGTGGTGGTCAAAAGGTTTGCCGGCCCCGTGGCGCCCGGTGTCCAAGAGAAGGTACAGGCAAACGTATTGCCTCGGGTAAATGTGACGGTGTCAGCCATGGCGGTTCAAAACTGCGGAGGTGGGCATCCCTAGGGGTGGGGGGGTGGGTTAGTCGTTGGGGGCAATGTTGTAGGCGTTGAGTACAAGCTCTGGCGAGTAAGGCCAAACAGCTGTAAAGGTTGTGTCCTCGTTGCCCGGTGCATACCAATAAATCAACTGACCATCTGCGTTTCTGTAGGTGTTATCCGTGGGGGTAAATGTGTTTGATGTTATGATTGGGTCACCAGATCCGTCTTCTCCTGTTTTTGCGTAGAGAGTGACATTGCGCCTGAACATACTTGGCGAGCTTGTCCGATACCAAACGTGCAGTGTATTAATTTCGCCCGGCCCGGTCGCCCCGGGGCCACTAATGTAGTAGGTTCCGCTGGGTGCTAGGATTGGGTTGGTCAATTCGTAAGCATAAAACCCTTCTGCACCATAAATAAAACCGTTGCCGCGGTAAAGAGCCACGACGCACTGACTGGCAGGGCACGGGTTATTCACGACGAGAGCAGTGCCGGCCAGTTCCTCTTGCGATGTGCCTTCATAGTAAATTGCAGGAACTACATTAGAACGAAAGTACCTGTCATCCTCTTCAACGGGTGAGGTTAATGCTCGAAAACTTAAAAAGAACGGCGACTCACTATAACCAGTCGGCAAAGTGCTGTAGATTGTCCAGCTGCGCTGACTCCCGAACAGGGCTGGGTTAGATGGGTGCGGCTCGACTGCTACGTTAGGCGCATCCGTGTTGGCGGGGTTGTGATAGAAGGTAGCCAGATATAACAGGTTATTAAACGATACGATTGAACCGACTGCGTAGGATGTCCCACTGTCCCAGGCTGGGTAGGCCATTGCGTTAAGCCCCGGGCTGGGGAGTGATCGTGCCCCAATACCAAGCCGCAGCGTTAGCGCCTGACTTTAGTCGGTTGCAGACGAAGTTTCCGTACGAGAAAACAATCAGCGAGTAAGTCGTCACGCCGCCCGAGGTCACCGAGTTGACCTTTGCCAACGGGTAATAGCCATAGGTCTCGGTGTCGGCCGGCGTGACCGAACCGGCGTGAAAGACAATCTCGCAGGTGCGCGGAAAGAACGTGGCCGCAACGTGCTGCAGCCTGATCGTGATGTAGCCTTCAGCGGTGACCGTTAAATAGGGGGGCGTGCTTGCGTCGATAGCCGTCCCGCCAAGCAGAGGCACCACCCGGTTGACCGTGCCAGGCTCAACGTAGACCTTGTTCGGGTCTTCAAGGCGAGGGTAAAGCGGGCGGTAGATATTGTTGACCTGCGGGAAGGGGTCAGACAGGTCAAGGCTTGCGCCGTAACCGCTCGAAGAAAAGCCAAAGCCAGTGCCAGGTTGGATGTTCATACGTTAGGTGCATAGACTTCAGCCGGGTATCCCTCGCGGTTAAAGCGCAGTTCGTAATTAATCTTAACAACCCTTGGGGCTCCGGCAGCGTCTACGCAATAATCCTCAAAGGATGCCTGAGAAAGAAGGATTGTGTTTCTAAGTGTGCCTTTCGCCGTGACGGTAAAGGTCGTACCAATATGATCGGGCAAGAGTTTGACCGCGCCGAAAAGGTTAGTGCCTGAAGTCTTGCCGACGGCGTCCTTAATTGTCGTAACATCGAGAGGCAAGGTGGTGTAGATAGTACCAGAGAAAGAAGTAATCGGGGAAAGGTAATGCGTCTTGCCGTAGTAGTATTGCTTGGCCGCGGTGGTAGAGTCTTTAAACCCAACGAAGTTTCCCGCGTTACTAGTCGTGCCCTTGAAGTGGGCGCCGAAAACACCACCGACTTTCTCATCTGTTACAATGGGTGAGCTAGTAAAGGTGGTTCCGTTGCCGGCGATGGCCACGGTAAAGGGAGCGGTGGGCCCGAAGAAATTGGGGTGAGTCGTGATGTGCTCCGAAGTGAGGCCGTGGGAGGCCGTTACATTTGGCCGAGTACGGACGCCAACCGTGCTGTTGACCCCAACGTACTCTGCTTCGACGGTGTCGATTTGCAGCGCGCCTTTGGTTAGACTGAACTTGTGGACATAGAAGTCGGTGTACTCAGGGTGGACTTGCCCAGGGATAACTGCGGTTCCGCCTACCGTCTGGTCAACGTAGTAAGTGGCCTTCGCCGTCATCAAGCCGTAGCCGTCGTTGGTATACGATCCGCCTGGCTGGACGAACTTGGTCGTTAAGGGGTTTCCGTTTTTTACTAGGGCCATGGTTATTTGTTTTTAGTTACGATAGGAGAACGGTTCATAGCGGCGTTGGCAGGTGTGCTTGGAACGGCGCCAGATGCGGTGACATCGCCAGACGGGTTGCTGGTACCCTTGGCGGCGATGACCTGAAGGCAGGCAAGTTGCTCGCGGGCGATGGCCTGCTGCTCTTGGATGGCCGTCACTACTGGGTTCTGGCCGACACCGATCACGTTGCCAGATACGGCGGAGACGTTGCTCGACTTTGAGTCAGCGGCCTTTTCTTTCTCGACCTTAGTGGCACCACCAATGGCGGCGAGTAAGGCCTTGGCGGCGGCTCCACTGTTGACCGGTGCGGAGGCTCCTCGTTTCGAGCCAGTGTTGGAACCATCAAGCCCAGACATTACGGCGGCCAGCCCTACTGGATTTGCTGATACGCCAACAGATGCAACCGAGGCCGCCGCCCCGGGTGGGAAGATTTTGTCGGCAACATTGAACCCGAAAGTTGCCACACTCTCAGCAATCTTGCTCATAAATTTTGAGTAAGCATTATAAGCGGCAAACACGTTAGCAGTGAACACCTTAATTCTGGCGTTAATCTCATCCATGCCGTCGTTATAATCGCCAATCAATTTGAGGGTCTTCGCGTCGACGATCGGAGCGTTGGCGATGTCCTTGCTGAGTTTCTGGTATTCACTCAGCATCGGTAGGATGTCGTTGCCAATCTTGTCGCCGAAGAAAGCCGTCGAGATAAGCAGTCGCTCGGAGTCATCCGCGCTTCCAGCCAAGGCCGCTGAGATAGCGAGGAATACAGCCGAAGCGTCACCATTCTTTAACTGGTCCATTGAGATGCCCAGCGCCTTAAACATCTCGGTCTTCTTGCCGGTGCCAGCGGCGGCCTCGGCCATGTCAATCCTCAGCTGACGCGTGGCCTTAGCCAGGGCGGACACGGAGACGCCTGATTGCTGGGCAGCATAGGCAAGTTTCTGGAACTGATCCGCAGACAGGCCTGAGCGGTCAACCTGATCGGCGACTTCCCCTAGCTCCTTAAAGGTGCCAGAGATAAGGCTCATCGCTTTGTTAAAAAGGACGGCGGCCCCGAACATGCCCGCAAGGTTTTTGACGATGCTACTGCCGGCCTGTTTAAACGACTGGCCAAGAGTCTCGACAGACTTCTTCGCCCGCCCCGTCACTTGCTCAACGTCGGACTTACCTTTTAATTCGTACTCAAGTTTCTGGGACATGGGCGGTGGGGGTCTTTACCTCTGCGGAGGGGGCAACCTTTTCTTGGCGTTCCTGTTCCTCCATAAAGGCCTCTTCGTCCGTGGTCAGTATCTTCGACTCGGAACCGTTCATTGCGCCGTAAGCCGCGTTGAACCAGATGGCCTGACACTCCGGCATTTCCCACGCCCTCTTTTCCTCGAACCCATTCTTGACCAGGGACGCGACAACCATCAGCGGCCAGGGGATACCCACATCTTCAGCCGACCCACCGCTCTTCGTGTTAGCCGTCCAGAATTTAGGCCACGCCGAGACGTGCGCGTAATCTTGGAAGCGTTCGCACTCGGTCAGGAAACGACCAGGGCGGGCGGTAAGGTTCTCGACTAGCTTGATCTCATCGTTCGTCAGTTCGCCAATAGGCTCCTCGGCGCATATCTTGACTGCGGCCAGTAGGTCAAGCGGGGTAGGCACGCGGCCAGAGTCATCCGCAAAGGGCGACTCGATAGCGAGTAGGCGCACCCGGTACTTCAGGCACCAAGGGAAAACAGCACGACCAAGGCAGGTTACCTTGGCCGGGTCAGTGAATGCGCGCAGGTATCTTCCGTCCACGCTTCCCATCCTACGCCCTAGCGGGCGAAGTCAATGGGTAGGTTAAGCAGGGGTGATACCTTCGTAGTCGACCGCTTCGACAGAGACAGAGCAGAAACCCTTGTTGACCGATTTCTCGTCGACCTTGACCACCGTTCCCACGAACGAAACCGAAGCCGCGCCGGCTGGGTAAGCGGAAAGGGTGTTGGTCGTGAAGGTAAGCACCGTACCAAGCACAGGGACTGCGCTCGTTTTGCAGATACCATCCACGCTTAGGGTCGTCTTGCGATCGTCTAGGCGGTGGGTCACCGTGATGCCGGCCTCACTCTGGACGGTGTCTTCGTTGTTGAAACCAGATGAGACGGAGAAGGACTGCACGAAGAGATTCGTGATAGTTCCGCTAACGCCGTAGATGCAGGTGGTTCCGTTTAAGATGGCGGCCATGGGTGGTAGGAAAAAATTTTAAGGGGTTAAGGCTTTGAAACTGCGGGAACGGGCAACCCCTCAAGCGGTCGGGTTAACGACCACGAAGACATCGTAAGAAAGGACCGACGCCCAGGAGCGCTCATCTCGGCCTTCGTCTTCGGACTCAGGGGTGACGTCATAGCAGACCGCGTCCCCGCCAGCCACGAAGGCGGCCTTGATTACCGACAGCTTAGACATAGCCCCAGACGCGGCGGCCACCCTGGCACGATGCTGGGTAAGGGTTGTGTCGTCGGCATTGGAGAAGATGGTCACGCGCACCGAGCAATGGAAATTGCCAAGGCCTTCTGGCAGTTCGGCCGGAGCCCGGGCAGAGTCGCAAAGGACTACGCACTTCGGCAGCACGTTGATCTCGGCGTTGTCGCCCGTATAGACGGCGACGCCAGTCAGGCCATCGTCGGCGGTGAGGTAGGTATCGAGGACGGCCTCGACGATATTTCGGACAGAGATAGTTCCCATAAGGTCAAAGTTTGTGACGGCGGTTGAATCGTTCGGTGTGGGCTTGGAGCATGTTGGCCAGCATAAGCGGCATCTGCTTTACCCGGTTACCGTAGACGAGGTTCTTCGTATCCGCGTCAGTTGCAACAAAGTCTAAATCTCCAATGCGGTTTCCGAGTGTCAGCTCGAAGACCAGCTCGCCGACCTCGCGCTTGGACATCTGGACGTAGCCGTCGCTTTTGGCGTGGCGTTTAATCCAGAGCGGAATCTGGGAGCGGCCAGCGTTCGCACGGTGACGGGAGCCAGACTTGAACTTTGGCTTAGGCAGTTTGTTCAGGGTATCGACCCACCCTGACTTAATCTTACCGACCATCTTGATTCGTTCCTTGATGTAGGCCTCGAGCACCTGGTCCTTGACGACTTGCCTTTCCCAGAACTCAAAGCCGGGGCCACCGTTCTTGACGATGCGTCCACCGAAGCGCTTGCGGGCGGTCTCATGGATCTGGCGAACCTGCTCGCGGCTTTCGATGGTAGGCTTGTTGAAGATGTCGGAGGCCTCCTGCTGGCCAATCTTGCCAAAGTAGTTCTTCAGCTTCTTAAAGCCCTTGTCGCTGCCGAAGCCCTGGCCGAACATCCGAGTCCATAGGCCATTGCCGGCGAAGAGGTCGGAGTTGGCTCCGGCCAGTTTCCAAAACTTAGAGGAGTTGTTCGTGAAGGACGCGCTTCCAAGTTTTTTGAACAGGCGGCCACGCTGAGCGCGCACGCTGCCCGACCGCTCCCCGACCATAAGCGATTTCACGTCACGCTGAATGGCAGCAACGCCAGCCTTGCGGGCATCGTCGCTCATACCACCGCCGCCGGCCTTAACGATGGGAGGGGTAAAGACCATTGAGTCGCGGCAGCACAAGGCGCCTTGCTCAAGGAACACGTCAACGAGGCTGTCGTTCGTCCCATTGCGGAACTGTTCCATGGCGGCCATGAACTCGTCACGGCTACGGGGGACAATCCGGGCGTCCATTTACTGGTCCGCGTCGATAACGACGAGGGTGATCCAAGCCGAAGCGGGCTTGTAGGTCTGGCTATTGATGCGGACGACCTTGCCCCCCACCGTCAGTTTCTTCCCGATACCCAGTCCGGCGACAGGGGCCCCGCCCGAGAGCGTGGGTCCAGATGCCCCATTAGACCCGTCTGGGAGGCTCCAGGAGGCCGTTACAGCGGGGAGCCTTACCGTGTACTGGGTCCGCTCACAATACCCCCCTGCTTCGAGGACGGTGGTGTAGGCAGGTTCGGAGATGAGGCAGGAGAAGGTCAGGGCGGCGCCGGCGGTCGAGCCAGGGATACCTAGGTCGGCCACGATCTCCTTGGCGTCGGGGGCGAATTCACTGTACAGGCTCATAAATCTGCAAGGGTGGGCAAAAAAAAGACCCTCATTTCTGAGGGTCTCGTTTCGTGGGGCTTTAAGCCCCGGCGATTACGGGTTGTAGATCGAGGCGATCGTGCCGGAGGTAACCGACTTCGAGGCGCCGAACATCAGCTCAGCCGAGGCGACGAGGGAGCGGGTGCTCTTATCGGCCCAGACGTTGTAGTAGATGCTCATGCCGAGACCTTCGAGCTGCACGACTTCGGAGACCAGCATGCCGTCGCGGACTTCGTCGAGGGCAGGGGCAGCGGAGGCCATGGCGATCGCGTCAGGGGAGCAAGCAAAACCAGCGAGCTTGGCTTCAGACGGGAAGAGGTTGGCGTAGTAGACGCCGCCATCGAAACCGTAAGCGCCGTCAGAGAGAGGCAGGCTGGTGGTGCTGGTCGGGATGAGCTGGCTGTAGATGCCAGGGTTCACGATGAGCGCCTTGCGGCCGGACTTGTTGACGCCAGCCCAGAGAGCCTTCAGCTGAGCAGAGCCAGGGGTGACGACCGTATCAGCGCCAGTGACCGTAGCGGCGCCGAAGTTGGCGACGGTGATCGGGGCGGTAGCGGCGGCCCAGATGGAGTCAGCCAGCTTGTCGAGGTTGATCTTAACCAGGCGCTCGAGGCGGACGGCGTTCTGGATGTCAGAATACGCGAGGCCGAAAGGCTGGTAGAGGTGATTGAGGGTTACCGCGGTGGCAGCCAGCGTCGTGTCGCCAATCGAGTTGAACGAAGCAGGGTTGGTCAGCGTGGTGGAACCGGCGGTAGCAACAGCCACCTGGATGACGTCCTTCGGGCGCTTCACGTCCGAGGAGAAGTCGGTCGAGAAGTTCGCGAGGGCGGCGAGGCGGTTGGCGAGGATGGTCTGGGACTGGGCGGCGAGGGTGTCGACGATCAGCTGAGCAGCAATGGTGTTGGCCATAAGTGTTTAGTATTGGGGGTTGGGTGAAATTATTTGGAAGACTTGAAGATAGCCGAGCGGTTCTTCTTGAGGAACTCAGTGCGCTCCTTGCCGAAGGGCATAGCGGAGTACTGTTCGGCGATGTCCTTGTCGGACGCACGGACCGGGCTGTCGCCCTGGGGAAGGTCGATGGGAGAGACGCCGACCTTGGCGACGATGGTCGCGGCTTCGGCGCTGGCGCTAACTTGGACGGCCGAAAGTTCGGCGACCTTGGCGGTCAGTTCTTCGACCTGCTTAACGGAAGCGGCGATAGCGCACTCGAGGTCGATGACCTTGGCGTCCTTAACTGCGGCCGCAAATTTGAGGCTGTCTACTTCGGCAACGGAACCGACAGTGAGCTTCTCCACGGTGGAGCGGAGATCGTCACGTTCGGCGGAGGCGGAGGCAACGAGGGCTTCAGCGGCGGCAAGTTTTTCTTCGATGGTCATGGTTCTAAAGATTGCGGAGGTGGGCAACTGGGGAGGGTCAGAAAGTGGCGAGGGCTTCTCGGAGGTTCTTCACGATGCCAGTTACTAGACCCTTGGCAGCGGCTTCGCGTCCGGTGAAGACCTGACCTTCCATGTCCTCGTCACGCACGAAGCGGCGCTTGCGGCGGACCGACTCGCGGAACTCGTCACGGGTAGATTCTACTGAGGCCTGAAGATAGGCGCGCTGCTCTTCGGTAAGCGGGAGGCCTTCGGCGCCGGCGGCCTTGTGGATGCCCGCGGCGATGACCTCAAACTTGATGCCTTGGGCGGCGTAGTATTCCTCGAGATTGGGGACGACCATGTAGACGCCGATGCTCCCGATTTGGGAACTGGCCGTGACCTTGAATTCGTCAGCCTGACTTCCGATCCAGTAGGCGGCGGAGGCGGCGATGTTATCGGAGAAGGCACGGGTCGGCTTCTTGTAGTTGGCGACCATGTCGGCCAATTCCTGCACGCCCGTCACGGTGCCACCCGGGGAGTTGATAGCCAGGAGCACTCGGTCCACGGCTTCGTTGGATTCAGCTTCGTCAAGCCAGCCAGCAATCACGTCAACATCAGCCCCGCCCATCATGCGCTCGATGGGACTGAGACCCTTCCCGATGGGGCCTGACACTGGGATTACTGCGGTCGTTCCGACGACGTAGGGCTTGGGCGCTTCGCCAAAGAATTGGGAGATCATGTCGCCGAGGCCAGCGGACTTCGACGCTTCGACGTAGTCCTTTGCACGGACGGGGTTAATCAGAAGAGGCTCTAGGCCGCGGAGGCCCTGGGAAAGAAAACGCACGGGTGTTATGGGTTGGAAGGGGGAGGAGTCGGTAGGTCGAGGTTGTCGGCCACGTCGGTCGGGACTTGGCTGTTGGCCTGTCCCTGCTGTAGCCAATTGAAGCCGGGCTTGTAGAGCATCCAGACCGGGAGTCCTGACTGCTTCGCAAGGCCGACAATATAGTTCATGTCCTGAGCGCGCTTCTCCATTTCCTGACGGAAGTCGAGGCCGCGCTGGGCGTAGAGCTCCGACATGGACAGAAGGCCCATCTCAACGTCGTTGCGGTCGTTGGCGGCGTCACGTCCACCGTCAACGGTAACGCTCTTAGGCGTAGTCCACGAAGTCTCGTACCACTTCGGGTCGTCAGGGATCTCGCCCTTGGCGATGCCGTCGGCGATGATGTAATTCCAAGTGGGCTGACAGAAGCGCTCGATGAGAATATTCTGGTACTTGCCAAAGACGCGGGCGGCCTTGGCGGTGACGAGGCGAATAGACGCTCCGCCCAGGGCTTGAGGGTTCGCGACAAACTCGAATGGGAGACAGCCGTAATTCACATCGCGCTGGAGCTCGGTGATAAATCCTTGGAACGTTTGGTTGGGGCGCCGAGATTCCTGCATTTCCAATTTTTCATTGGGTTCTAAAACGAGCAGCTTACCGCCGGCCTGTTCGACTAGACCAGAATAGCATCGGTCGCCGCCACCAAGTTCGGCTGCCATATTGTCGTCGATGAAACCGCCAGATTTATTGAGCACCCTTGTAACCTCGGACTGGTCCTTGACCGCGCGGGTCTCGGCTTGGAGGATTTCGTCGATATCAGTTAGGCTGTTGACCGAGTGCTGAAGCAGGGGGGTTCCGCGCGCAGCGCTCGAAGACGTGAAGTCAACGATGTGCATGATGGCGTTCGCTTCGACCTGACGGCTTGTGTTGTTCGCTCGGTAAATCCAATAGGCAACAACCTCACCAAAGTTTCCGAACTCGACGCCGTCCCAGACATTCTCCGGGCGGTCACGATCGGCAGGGTCTCCACAACGGTGGGCCTCGATGAGTTGAATCTTGGCCTCATCTCGGGCGTTCTTAACTTTGGCGGCAAAGCAATCGCCGTCGCGGATAAGTGACCGGACGATAATCCCCTGGGCTTGGTAGAAGGATAAGCGGTTCGTGATATCGATGCGCTTACCTTTCTCGGCGAAGTATTCCTCGTAAGCCCGGGCGGCCTCAGGGGTGCTTGCGTGGGACTGCGGCTTGATGCCGTCGCCCGAAGTATAAAGCACCATGTCGTTTAGGATGGCGTTATAAAGACCGTAGTTGCGTTCGGCATGGCGGCACTTCTTGACCATGATGTTCCGATCGCGGGAAGACATCTCGCGGCGGGCGTCTACGTTGGCGCCCATGTAAAGGATTTGACGGCCGTTGCTCTGCGTCACGCTTTCCCAGCGCGGGCCCTGGGGATAGCCTCCGCCACCGTTTGCCATGGCCTGAGCCTGAGGCATGCCGGCGGCTCCCTTGAGGAGTTTCTTCGGCGCCTTGGCGGCGGACTTAGGGGTGGTCTTCTTCAGAGACTTAGAGGCCATAGTTAGAGTCGTTGTTTCGGTTGTCGTAACGGACGTTGATCACGTTGCGTCGACGACCATATTTCTGGGGGTCCAGCAAAGACAGCGCCCCCATAGCCTCGGACAACATTTCCTTGGGGGGAAGGGCGAATGATTTCGTGGCCGAGCTCGACGAGTCGGCGTACGACATAAGCACCTTGCCGCTCGTAATCATCTCGACGGCCTTGGTCTTGATGGCGAGCAGTTCGTCTTCCGACAGTCCGATGAACAGTCCTTGCATAAATCTGCGGGGCTAGGCAACGGAGGGGAGAAGCGGCCCCGGTCCTATGCCTCCGCCGGCGCACACTCCGACGATGCTCCGTGACCGCTTCTCTTGCCTTCATGTTGACCCTTCTCCTTCGTTTTGCAAGTTGTCAGCCGTAGCCTCTCGACCGACAACCCCCCAACGCACGGCCACAAGGAGGGCGAGGATTTCGCAGTCGAGGGCGTGGTTGTCCTTCTTGCCCTGGGGCATAATCCATGTAGCCTTGCCAGTCCGGCGGTCTCGCACGCGCACCTCGGAGTTAAGCTGCTCGACGTAGGACGGGTCGGCATCACGGGCGAATGTGAAAACTTTCCTAGCCCGGAGCCCGTGCAGGAGATCCTTGGCAGGGACGTTGGCGAATGACAGAAGCCACGCGCGCTGCTGAACCCCTGGCACCATGACGGCCTGCTTCTCGGAATAGAATCGGCGGATGGTGTTCCCCTCTCGGTCGCTTACGGAGAATGATTCGGAGCCCGAACCCTTGGAACACTTCCAGCCACGGAGCGCCGTCTGGCGATAGACCTCTTGGGTCTGGTCTCCGGAGTCGACGATGCACAGGGCCTTGTGGCACCCGTGGGTTTTGACGAAGGCGTCCACATCCTGCCAGGTCTCCAGCTTGGCGAAGGCCTTGAGCCGCGAGTGACCAGTCCGGGCGAACCGACGCACGACCCCGTAGAAGTAGCCACGCTGAACGTCGATTCCCGCGGCACGGAAAGGGATGCTCCCATCGGGTGCGCCTTCCCTGTCGACCACCTTACCCGCCGGCGTGATCACGGCCTCGCCTTCCCAGTCATCCTCCATCGCGTAATCGGCCGACTCCGAAGAGACCACCATCGAGCCGCCTTCATCACTCCAGGGGATAGCGAGATACTTCATCTTGAACTGCTTGCGCCCTTCTTCGTCAGAGTAGGTATCGCTGGCCTCCTTCGCTTTAATCATGTCCACCGCCAACGATCCCCAGCTCGTAGAAGCCAAGGCGTTGACGTGCGTCCCGACCCAGCCGGACTTCTGGGGCTGGGCAGTCTGCACGAACTGGGCTCCATTCTCCACGGCGTTGCACTCAATGCGCGTCTCGTTCGTATCGGGCAGGCGTCGCTTACAACCAGCGCACTCGTAGGTCGTGTTCTGTTCGACCATCAGATGGTCCCATCCCGCAGGGCTTTTCGCCTCCTCGGGAAACCTGACATAGGACCAGTCCCAGGGTTGCAGCTTGCGGCAATCTTCATGCGGGCAGACGAAGTTCCATTCGTGCCGCGTCGTCATCATCCAGATGTTGTCGAGGTCGCCACCCACAAGCCCAGCCTGCGAGAGATAGAGTTTCTTGGCCGTCCATTCGTACGCCTTCGTTCGGGCCATCGACTGCGCCACGGCTCCCTTTTTCCAAAGCCAAATTTCGTCTCCGATAACGTACCGCGTAGAGATACGCTGGAGGTCTTTCTCGGTCGTTGCCGAGTTGTTGTAGACAATCGTCCCGTCCGCAAAGTCAATGATGTCGCCCTTGGCGTTATCGTTTGGAGAGATGTGCCGACGCACGTCATCGACGAGATTGAACATCGGTCGCAGATAACGGATCGTGAAGTCGGCCGCGTTAACCTGGTTGTCCATGTAGATGACCATGTTCCCACGGTCGTTCGCCATCAGATAGGTCGCCGCCAATCGGGCCTTCAGCGTCTTGCCCGTTTGAATTGACCACAGGTCCACCATCGTGCGCGTCGACGGGTCAAGGAATAGGCGCAGGCTCTCCGCAATCCACGGCCAGCGCTTAGGGTTGTATCCGCCGGCGAACGCTCCAGCAGGGACGCGCGTGATGTTCCGGCCTAGCCACTTCACCGGGTCGGCGTTGTCGGGTGGCGTCAAGGCCTCGCGGCCGATGGCAATCAGGTCGGCTCGGTTCATGTGTCGAGACCGTGCTCCTTGAGAAGTTTCAAGAGTTGGTCAGAAAACTCCGACCACTTCCGGCGCTTGTCCTTGAACGGACGCGAGGGCTTGGGCATCGGCTTGCGTTTAGCCTTGGGCTTCCGCTTGCTCACGACTCGCTCCCTCCGCTCATCTTCTCGCGGACCTTGCGGACGTAAGCCTGGAGGACGGCGATAGCCTTGGGCGGGTCGTTCGGATTGCACGCCTCCCCGACTTCGCTCGGCATCCGCTCCATCGCCTCCAGCCATTCGCCCGTCAGTTGAAGCATGGCCTCCTTTGCCTCGGAAGATTTGATGTACTCCCGCGCCATGATCGCACGACGCTCAGCCTCGGCCTCGAGGTCTATCAGCTTGGCCGTCGCCTGATTGTACTGGGTATGGTACTTAGCCTGGTCACGGTCGCCGGTCTCCATCGCCGCCTGCCAGACATCACGCGCACGACTGACCAAGACGTTCTGCCGATAGATGCGTTGCTGGATCGTGCCGTCATCCAATGAAGTCGGCTCGGTCGGGACAGGCGCCGCCGCAGCTCGAGCAGCCGCCCGGGCTTCCCGCCACGCCGCCGCTTCGGCCACGCTCGCCGTCGGCATTCCTTCACGCCGTAAAACGCCCACGCGCTGAACGCTAACGCCCAGAGCCGCGGCTAAAGCCGCCGTAGACAGGTTTACGGATTGGGCCATTTAAACAGGGGATTCGTGTCAACGAGACGGGTATGTTTTTGAGGCGGTGGCAGGCCA